TTTACTTGAAAATGATCATAAACCAGGTCCTTTGCGAATTCTTCTAACGACGAACCCCTAACCGGTATAGCCAATGTTAAGAGAAGATGTCGGGCATCCGCCTTTACAAAATATCCCCTAATACCATCATAATTGGGACCGGTTAGGCCAGTAACGGTGGCTGTAGGGGATCCTAAACCAGTAAGATTAAAAACAAGAATTCCATGATCATCTTTTGACGTTCTTAAATTTAAGTTAAGAGTACTACCACCAGGATTTGTAATATATAGATCTGTTATCATAGTCCAAAAGTCCTCTCTTGTTCTAATTTAGCCAAATGCGTTCTGGTCTGTCTATATATGGTTTCCCTGTCCAGTGCCGTTGGCGAGTAATTATTTTGTATAAAGTTTACCCCGGTTGATGGTACGGTTTCGGCTACACCTATTGGTACAGACGCGTATCCTCTAGTACCCTGGGTATGTTCAACGTTCGCCATGATAGCAGCACCAAAGATCCCCATATGACTTAGTTGGTCCTTTCCCCGTCTAAAGTTTTCTAAATCTAATACTGGAGATATAACCGGCTTGAAGGTGGCTTCCTTATCAATCGCTGTTGCCATCTGTTGTACTACGGGCTCTAATTTACGTTTTATAGTTTGTCCGAACTCGACTATTGCCCTGTCAACATACTTAGCATTATCTTGAATACCTTTAACAAAACCATCCACAAGATCTTTACCGATCTTGGTGGTCTTTTTAGATGGAGATTGAGAGTCAGAGCCTTCCGGTCCTTCGGCACCGTGTATAGCCTCACTTATTACGTCGGCAAGCTTTTTGTATATGTCCTTACCACCGCTTATAATCCCGGCGAGAACACCCGCGACTATGTTTCCTGCGATATTGAGACCCATATTGGTCATTCTTTCTACGTTCTCTTTAGTGACGATCTCTTCCTCGATGGTCGTAAAGAACGCCATAAGCATGTCCTTGGCTTGTATCAGAAGAGGCGGCACACCGGATTCTAAACCCGCTATGAACTCTTCGATTACACCTAAGCCCGCGTCCACGACTTCCTGGATGTTGTCTTCTACCCCCTTAATAAGAGATGTAAGAATATCCCATCCGGCTTGAATGACCTTATCGACGATGCCTGATTTCTCAAACTCATCTATTATGGCCACTATGAAGTTAAGAACAAACCCAACAATTTTGGGTAAGAACTCAGGGCTTGTTATGGACTCCATCATGTTCGTAATTAAAGTCGAAAAGGCCTCGAATAACTCGGGTCCCTTCTCGGCCAACACAGTTACAAAGTTAACAATCGCTTCCGCAAAGGCGGTCACTAAACGAGGTAGAACTTCTACTATAGCATCGGCGACTATCGGTAGGGCCACTGCTATTGCACTCGCACTGCCCGCAAGAGCCACTAGCCCAGCGGCAGCTAAGAATATACCAAGACCAAACCCGAAGGCCGCCAAACCAATTAGGCCTATGGCAATGCCTAAGGCTAATAATACAGGAACCACGGGTGCCAGTAGATAACCTGCAACGCCTATAATAACGAAAAACGCGCCTATGACAAGAAGCCCCTTAGCTAGGGATTGCCATCTTATTTTAGCCAACTCTGTAAGGGCATAAGCAAGAATAACCATAGCCCCTGCCACAATAGCAATTGCTCCCGCCGCGGGAAGACTTTGAGGACCCATCACTTTTGTTATGCCCGCAATAATAAGTAATGCTATAGCTATAGCCCCCATCCCTTTCAGATATTCCACAACACCTAAGGTCGCCATCTTTTTTATTGCTTCATACATAATAAACATGGATCCGGCAATAACAGCAATTGACGCGGCCGCCTCGAGCATTCCTTTTGGTTTAACAAGCCTAGAGAAGCCGCCAAAGGCAAGCATGATCACGCCAACAGCGGCCAGGCCCGTCGCCAGAGTGACAAGATCCATTCCGCCTATTTTCTCAATAGAAAACGACAATAAGAATATCCCAGCCGCCAGGCCTATCATATTCAAGCCGAGTTTTTGGGCATCCTTACTACCCCACTTACCCATAGCTATTGCCATTCCACTAAGAGCTGTTAGAATAATACCGACAGCCGCACCACCCTGTATCAATACGTCTTCATCCATCTGACCCATAATTTCTACGGTGCCTGACAAAGATCTTAGGGCTTTACTCAACCCATACATCGTAGCTATTATAGTTAAGATTTTGGCTTCGTTTCCAGCCAATTTAGTTATCAAAATAACCGAAGTCACCATCCCTACTAGGGCCCCACCAAGCGCTCCCACTGCTGTGGTTAATTTTATGGGGTCGATTTCCGCAACGGGTTTTATTGCTACCGCAACCAACCCCAAAGATATAGCAATACCAATCATAAGAAGTGCATTTGCGGCAGCCGACTTAAGATCCAGGTTACCCATTACTCTGGTCGAGCCTGCCAAAGCCAAAGCCATAGAACCTACAGCTGCGGTGGCTACGGCAAGTTTTTCACTAGGAATTGCACTTAGTAAGAATATAGAACCCGCCAAAAGAGCAATAGCTAGCGCTACGTTCTTAAGAGCCTCAGCTTTAAGCCCAAGAGCCATACCATTTAAAGCGTTCTGAACACCTTCCAAATCTTCTACAATCGCGTCTCCTATATCGCTGTCTCCAAATATAGCATCTAAGCTAAACATATCAGCAAGCTTACGAAGAGCTAAAATGAAGCCCCCCGCCAGGCCAGTGTTAATGAATTGAAACAGTCTATCATAGTCGATATCGGTCTCTTCACCAAAAATATAGTCCCACAGCCCAGCAAAAGCTTCTTTAAGAGCCGCGCCGAGCTCTTTTGCGGCTTCTTTAATCTGAGTCATATCTGGAAGTAAGTTTGAAATACCTTCTCTAGCTTTTTCGCTACCGGTTCCGATCCAACCGAAACCTTCTTTAGCTGCCGTAATAAACTCTTCCCACTCAGCTTTTACATCGAAAGAGCTAAAGGCTTCAGCAAAGTCTTTAACTATGTCTGAGTCTTTTATTTCATCTATAAACTCTTTTATCCCATCTCCAAGCTCAACAAATTCTTGTTTGATCTCATTAAGATCAATATCATTGAACCATTCAACAATGTCCTGAACGACATCTAGCTTCACAATCTCGTTGTAAAGCCACTCTGCGCCTTTCGCAGCTAGATAAAAGGGAGCCACTATGGCCGTAAGAACGTTTAGAAAACCCTCCCAAACCTTGGCCGGGTCAATCTTCTTTATCTCTTCAAACGCCCAGAGAATAGTAGCAATAATCCTCTGAACAATTTGTAACTCATTGAATTGCTTGACTAAATCCTTAACCCACGCAATGAATTCCTTAACATGTGTTATAATATTGGCCACTACCGTGTCAAAGAACCCGGTTTCTTCGGCCATATCTCGGAAGGCCACAATGGCGTCTCCCGCACCGGCGAGCATGTCTACAAGCCCTCCACCAAGCCCCGATGTGATTCCTGTAAGAACTCCAAAGGGCTTTAATACGGCCCCCACAACCATAAATAGAATACTAAATATAGCAGCTATACCACTAACAATGCTTTTAAATGGGCCTAACTCTTCCGTAGCGTTGAAAATCTCGAAGGTCCACTCGTTAAAACTTCTTGTTAAGTAATACAAATCAAACCCGCTGAGGGGTTCAAATATGTCGGTTACCGCCTCTATAAAGGCTTCTAATATGTTGGCCCCGGCATCTAAAAGATTAAACAGGGCTTCTATGGCCTCTGTTCGACCACCCATACGATTCCAGGTGGTTAACAACTCGTTTCTAGCGTCGGAAGATGAGGATATAAATCCACTAAAGAACTCACTAACTTCTCCCCACAACTCTTGTGCCTCGTTGAAGTCACCAAATATGAATTTCCAACTCTGAGCCCATCCACTTTGAAGGGCTTCGTTTAGGGTGTCCATTAGACCGGTTAGGGTCTTAATTTTGGTAGCGGCATCTACAGCCATCGTTGCTTGTTCTTGTATGGCCGCGATTTGTTCCTCAGTATACCCAAGAGCTTCTAATTCCGCATCGCTAAGGTCTCCTGTGAACTTAGCCAGGGTATCCAATAGGATTTCTTTTGATATCCAGCCCTCTTGCAGGGAGGCTCGGAAACTTCCATTCTTTTCTAAAATATAATCTACGTTGACGCCGTATGTTCTTGCTGTGTCGGCTAAGGCGTCTTGGAAGATTTGGCCACCCATTCCAGCATTTACGACACTGTTCCAGTCTTGTAGTTTAAGCGATCCCGTGCCTATAGCCTGAGATAACTGATACATTGCCGTTGAGGCCTGTTGAGCACTTGATCCTGAAATGGCCGCGATATTCGCAATACCCTTAATCGCCAGGGTGCTGGTCTCTAGATCAACCCCGGCTGTTGTAAACTTACCGATGCTGTCGACCATCTGAGTGAAATTATAAATGGTTAAATCTGCGTATGTGTTAAGTTCATCTAGGGCTCCGCTAACGTCTTCCAAATCGGTTCCGTGCTTAGCCGTGTTTGCTAAAATGGTTTGAATGGCGTTTAGCTGGATTTCGTATTCTTCTAAACCGGTCACAATGGGCGCCACAATCAATGCGTCAGCCAATTTGGAGGCAGCACCAACTATAGAATCGGTTATTTTCGTAACCATATGCGCCGCGGCGATACCAACAATACTCATCTTATTATTGATGGAATCAAGCGCGTTGCTCATCGGAGAAAAGTCTACATGCGTAGCTTTTTCTAATTCAGACAAGCTTCTTTGTGCTTCGTCCATCTGGAAGGATCTTTTAAGGGCACCCAAATCATCAATAGATTGACGGATACCTTTACGAAACTCGTTAGCTTCAAAGACCATTTGAACAATTCGACGTTCAACTGTGCTGCTCATGGTAAGGCCTCCTTAGCCAATATATTACCTATCATATCATAAATAGGATATAAGGCCGGATTAATAAAATCTCTTCCCGGCAACCAATATCCATTCTTTGTACTGTGTCCATACTGTAATAGAAGTACTAGAGGAGCAGAGCCGGCGGGTTCACTATTCATCCATGTAATTGTGTATCGCTCTCGATTTCCTTCTATTTTGTACGACCACTTACTAGCAGTTTCTCCGGTGTCGAATGGAGTCGCTGCCGCTAATAGATTGACGCCCATCTCTCCAAAGTTATGTAAAATAGAGAGGGGGTCGAACTTGTCTAATTTGTCGAAAAATTTGTGCGTGTCTTTAAAATCAGGTTCGTCAATTCGTATCATAACCCTCGTCTCTGTTTATTTAAGTCGGAAATATGCCTTCGGGCGTCCAAAGCAGACATTTTATTCTCTTTGGCAGGTAGTTCTTTAACACTGCAAACATCAATAAGCATTAATAACCTATTAAAATGCCATTTATGACATTCCAGTGGTATTCCAAATTTTACCATCCAATAATATATAAGCTCTGATGTTATGATATTTCTGGATGATCTTTGTGATCCGAATCTGTGGATAGTTGTTGCCGAATGTTTTTTATCCATATACTCAGTAATCTCGGCGTGATGGTAAGCATATAAAGTTTCCGGAATATGCGGAGCAGCGCCGGTCAACATCATACACTGAATATAATAAATTTCCTCGGCGTGGCCCGTCATTCCTGGTACAACCCCCGTGGTTGGTAAAAACGGTTTCTCCCAGTGAGCTTCCCACTTGGAGATAGATATGAGAGAATGCTCCATACGTACGGTAACGGGTTTTACCGTAAAAAACATCTGCTTCTCTTGATCGAAGAACTCTTGTTCGTCAACAGTTATTGTAAGCATTCTCTCATCTCCAAAACTACTCTTTAGGCTTAGGCGCTGTCGAGATCATGATTCCATTAACAAACGCCGCGGCGGCATCTGCGTCTTGGATTAACTCCATGAATAGAGCGCTGTACGCCGCTGAATGGAAAAATGTTTGAACGGCGATGGGGTCCTTCATAAAGTGTCGTCCGTCCTTAGACTTCTCGCCATATGACGCACGAATCACGTCCTCAAAGAGATCCAAAACCTGCTGGGGATTCTCTTTCGGATCTAGAACTTTTGTTATTCCCGCAAGACCACCTACATAATTAGCGTCCAAACGAATGATTTCCGCCTCTGTTAGATTGAAATATAACGTGTCGGACCCCTGTTCTCCATTGAAATCAGTGAATTCTACAACTTTCTTTAACATGTCTCAAATCTCCTTTTGATTTTTTTCTCCGAATTTTTACTCGGGGAATTTTTTAGCCCTCAAACTCCTAACGCTTGGCGGAATTCATTTGAGGGCTTTATTAAACTAAATATTAAACTAAGAGGGCGAATAGTGCGTTTGGCAAAGGAAGCGCAGCAGATCCTGTACCGCCCCACAATGCCTCCTGCAGCGCTGCCAAGTTCGGAGCCGATAGAACCGACTCATCAAGAGTGATCTTCGAAAGCGAGGAGAAGCCGGTGGCCGCGACCGGAGTCGTGGTGAAATCCCAGCTGAACGTAACGGCTTCGGGTGAATCATTTACGGTTGAGTGCTGAACCTCGGAGGGTTTAGCAAGACAACCATACACAATATGAAGCTTATAGTTAGCCTGGGATCCTTCAGCATCACTTCCCACGCGACTTCGCCAAGAAAGGCCGAACTCACCGCGAGTCTGCTGACCGAGAATAACACCGGGGTCGGTGGTATGCTCAAGCATCCCCATCGCCTCAAGAAACTCGTCGGGGAATGTGTATGCCTCGAGAGATCCTTCAAACGTCTCTGTAGCGACCAATGCCGCGTACTTCTCATTATTAGCCCACAGATCGGTCACCTCAGCGCCCCCGGGTTTCTCGGTAACACTGATAAGACCTTCCCAGGCCACGCCGGCGGGATAAGTCCCGGCGGATTTCATATATAGTACACCGCGATCAACACCAGATTCGTATTTCTTATCTGCGGATGCACCCCAAGTTAGGATTGCCATAGTTTATTTTCTCCTATGTTATTGAATTTATGGATAAAGTAAAAACATCGTGAACGATGTCTTCGTGAGTATAGGACCGATTTCCAGAGATAACAATCCAGTCTATATCAAATATAGCTCTTTTATTGGCGTAACCAGGAAGCTCACTTAGAATCGCGACCTGATATCGGGTTCCAATAGTATATGGTTTGTTACTAGCCCAAGTCGGTTCCTCTGCCTTGGGTTCATAAACTATACATGGATAAGACAGCTCTAAGTTTCCGGGAGGACTATAATATATCGGTAGGTCCGGAAACGCTGCCTCCAACTGAGAGTGTAATGTAAGTCGTGTTGTGTTGTTATCCATTGTATTTACCCCCAAGAGTCAGTTCTACGCGAGGTCGCTTATACTGTATGGTGCGTACGGACCAGTTTCGGCCCTGCCAAACAATATAAACGACCTCTGTAAAATCAATTGTTGAGTCTTCGGGGGTAATTATACTAAGAACATGTTTTGCTGAGACCGAGTCTCCAAGTTCATGATTTGACCATCGCGCGCCTATAAGCCGCATTTCTCCAGATACTTCAACCTCCTCAATGGTGGGTGTAAATATGCCTGGAGCGCCTTCTACAGCACCGCGATTAATACCTATTTTACCCCAGAATTTAGCCATCTTATGCGGTCTTCGCCGTGACATTCTCGATTGTGATAGCGGACTTCGGATTTACCAAAGCGCCAGACAGCCGAGTTTCGTACAGGTAAGTGTACTTATTGAAGTCAAGATCGAAGTCATCAAAGAAAGCCGTTTGTCCACCAGAATCCATACCAATGACGTAATCGTTCAAATTGACAATAACGCCAACGGTTTCGATGGTGTAAGTTCCCGCAGGAAGTCCCGCAGGATTGACCTGACCCGCCTCGGACATTCCGGACATTGGAGGTACCTCAACGATAGCACTAACACGCATTGCGGAAGCGAGTTCCGCCTCAGTGCGATGGATACGATGAGTGTCGGTATCACGAATCAGAAGCAGGCGGCTCAATACCTCGGGCTGGGTATATAATATGGGGCTACCGGAGCCACGGTAGTACTGACGTTGATTAGCAATGAAATCGATGAACGCCAATGCTTCAGCGTCGGTCATCGCGGTAACAGCTGTCTCATTGCTAGCATCATTATAGATGGCGCGAACGTTATAAACCGCAGCATCATTATAGATCGGCCGAACATTTGTTGAGATGATGGCATCATCGCCAGTATCTGCACGTCCGTCGCTGATCAGAATAGCGCGAGCAAGCTCCTCTCGAAGCATCATCCGCATTTCGCCTTTCAGCCACACCACAACGTTGAAATCTGTGATGTCGATGATGTCGTCCCGGTCAAGCTTCTGGAGCTTATAGATGGTCTGAGGAGTCGTAACTCGCTTCAATACAGCGATCACTTCCTCGACCTTCTCATTACCAGTTACATAACCTTTCGCGCGGGCGTCCGCACCAGTCAGGTCAGCATACATGCTCTTAATACGAGAGAAGGGTCTTTTCTTAGTGGCGTTAAGAACACTCTCGACCCATTCCATTGGACGGGAGTAGAACTGTGGTCCACCAGCCTCGACGTTCTTCGCGTCGGGGAACATAAAGTCAATATCAGTAATACTGTGAGAAAGGGTTTCCTCCGCAGCCATAAAAGCGCCCTTCAATGACGAAGCGCGTGTTTTAACGGCGTTGGCGAGAACGTTCAACGCCTGTTCGTGCATTAGAACAGTCTCGTCTTTCTCGTTACCATCTTTCTCGAAAATGTTGTGGGTGTCTTTTGGCATAGGGTCGGAATCTCCTTGTGATACGTTTTGTTCTGGGTCGACTCCGTCGACCATATAATACAATACATTTGCTTGTTCGTCAGAAAGGGTCTCAAATACCTCTCTAACCGTGGGTCCAGCACCTTCTTCGCCGCTAGATTTTGTGGGGGGTGTTTTCTCTCCCAACGCGGCCGCGTGCAGGATGATATTGAATAAGTTTTGCTGATCCGAGTTAAGGGTCTTCAAAATATCCCTTACAGTCTCGTCTTCGTGTTGAATTCCATCCTCGGTCTCTTCCGGCTCAACCTCTGGTTCGGGCTGGGGTTCCGGCTCGACCTCTGGTTCGGGCTGGGGTTCTTCAACCTCGACCTCATAAATCGTGTGGATGATAATTCCGTCCTCGACTATTCCGTCTGGATCTAGCGGATCGTTCGAATGTCTTACGACGTCATCGATATAGGCACCGGGGTTCTTTCCTCCGAAAACGAGACTAACCTCTCTAATAGTGCCCAGTCTGACTTGTCTAACTTGTTTGCCATCATGCATAGCTGGGTTCTCAGTCAATTTATGAGCCCAAATGGACAAATGACGAATGTCTTTACCTTGAACAAGAATCTTAGCGCGCTGGCCCTCATCGGTTTTATTAAAGAATGCTTTAATCCGCATACCGGCCGGTGATTCACTAGCTTCTAGAATCGCATGTCCAAGAGTATTTCGAATGTCATCATGTCCGTGTCTCCATACCATAGGGATAACTTCTCCCTCTTGGTGGTTAAAAGCTCCGGGCATAATAATTCGCCCGTCTTGACATAGAACATCATATGCAGTGGCAATACCACTAAAGTCATATGAATTTGGCATTAATTTACTCCTTTTTCTCTACATTGTCTGGCGGTTTCTCTGTTTGTTCTTGCCCGGGTAGACCCTGATCGGATTGGTTAAGATTTTTATTCCTTAGGGCGTTCGCGTCCGGATCTGGATGCGGAGGCATTCCAACCACCGCTCTAACCTCATTAGAGGACACAATTGCATTACGAGTGAGCTTATCAGCCGCATCTGCAAATGCCTCAAGAGGTGCCATTTTGAACAAACTTGGGAAAACCATAACAGAGTTGCCTTGTCTAATCGCTGTCCTACTAAAGAAGGCCCCAATCATCGCACCTGTCAATGCGTTTAGGACAGGAAGTATTGTTCTATTGTAATAGAGCAACATCTCTTCTTGTGAGGCTGTGCCAGCGAAGATCGACGGGGTCAATCCCAACTGACTATGCAAACTAGACACTAGGCCATCAACTGTGTCAGCTAATGTGTTTGTAACTGGACGATTCAACTGCGTTACTTTCTCTGTAGGATCTATGTATCCGATTCCATACTTACTTTCATACAGTTGATTCTCCAGGCTTTCTAATCTTCGGTCTGCTTCTGTCTGTCTACGAGAAGTCTTAGTAGTGAATGGTAGTTGAAGAATGAGGTCCAACTGTGGACTATACAGACGACCATCCGCTTGATCAAGAAGGGCCAGCTTTTGAACCAGTCGTCTTAAAGTACCATTGGGCTCATTCATAACAGCATACAACGGGTTATAACAAACGGCCATAAAGGACTTAGGTAGAACCTTTTCCTCTCTTGATCCTGTCAACTCGTTATACACCTCTATTCTTAAAGAATAGTTCATCCATTCCACAACTCTGGCCACCCGCATAGACAAAATCTCGTAAGTAGCAGAATCCGGTGATCCACTTATCTCAATTGGAACCAAAGCGCAAGCACCTTCTTCAAGAAGCGTCATTACTGCATCTTGGATAAAAGCAATTCCTGTTTGATCGATGTTGGCCATGATAGTAAGACGATCGTTAAGTTCGCTTGTCCTATCTTCCAGATACTGTTTTCTTTCGTCGACCAATACATGACGCATCGGAATGTTCGCAGCATCCATAGCAATACGAGTTTTTATCGGTGCTAAAACCGACGCCTCAGTACTATATGTAAGACCACTATAAACCGAAGAAGGTGAAGCGCTCAATACCATTTGGGTTGGTGCGACTGCTGGTCCCTTACTACGAAGTACGTTATAAGAGAGTTTTAGTCTATCCATAAAACTTGGCATTTAACCTCCTTTCCTTATGGCTTGCCTACAAGGTTTGCAATTTGAAACGATACCTCGTCGACTAATGGTAAGTTATTGCCAAGAACACCATTATATGTACCTTCTACAGTTACATATCTACGAGTTGGACCACCACTTAATGCTAAATCGTTACCTGTTAATACGATGATAATGGATGTGCCAGAAGTTATTGGTTGATCTTCTTTTCCATTTACAGGAGTACCGTGTTTGTCGCGAAGACTCCACACTAGTCCTGCGTTAGGGGTAAAGGACGTAGGATCCGCAGTCGGAGTAGTCCTTTCCCAAAACTCAACCAAAATTCCATACGTACCACCCTCTATCGCCCGTTCATCAAGTTGTGTTGGCATGGTGGTTTTCCTTATTTAAAACTATACCGCGTCCGGCACGCCAATGGCGAATTCGGTCAACGTGAACGTGTTGCCGTTCGTCACTGCTTGGCCAGAGGCGAGAGTTCCTGCAGCTAACAGACGCGATGTTGCTGAAGCTTTGACAATGGCCCAATGGGTAACTGTGCCGTCTCCGTCAACGGCGCCATCAGTGATCGCGGGAATAACTATCTCTCGACCATTGCCGGCTCTGTCTGTGGGAGCATTGACGACTAGGGCCGTTTTCTGTCCTTTGGAATAAGTGACTGTGGCTTCAGTATAGGTTGTTGGCTCAGCAGTGCAAATATGAAGCTCCTCGGCATTACTGTCTATATCATTAAGTAATGCATCTAGTGCTGTGTCGTGAATAAAAGGCATGTTTTAATCCTCCGTGTATACTTTACTAAATTCAATTTCGGGTTGAAGAACGGTAAACAACATTGGGGACGGAAAGGCACTGAATGTTACAATGACTTCACCATCAACCAATTCCCAACTAGCTACCCCGAGTTCTGGAGTAGTTGTTATCCCCTCCGCACTAAGAACATGCGTCTGTCCTATCGTTGGGACACCAAATATAGGCGAAACGATAATAGTCGTCGCGTCTAATACATGCGTCTGTCCTATCGTTGGGGTTTCAACCGTTGGGGTTGTTGTAATATCGGTCGCGTCTAGATGACAAATGGGACTCAGTATCGGTGCACCCACAACAGGAGTTGTTGTAATATCAGTTGGTGATAGCGCGTGTGTCTGTCCTATCGCTGACTCTTCAACTACCGGGGTGGCTGTAATACTAGTCGCATTCAATATATGAACCAACGCTATGGTTGGGGTCTCGGTCACAGGAGTTGTTGAAATTCCAACGGATGACACCACATGTGTCTGTCCTATCGCTGGAGTTCCGACTACTGTATCCGATGTTATACCGACAGCTTCAAGAGTATGTTCTCCTTCTGAGCCTAAAACCGGTGTTCCAAGGACCGGAGTACTAATAATATCGACAGCATCTAAGACGTGCGTCTGGCCTATAGACGGTGTATCTAACACCGGATTAGCTGTAATACCAACCGCGATTAGATTAGAAACCCGGCTCACGGTTGGTACACTAAGCACGGGACTGGCGACAATATCGACAGCATCTAAGTTTGGTATCCGTCCTATAGTCGGTGTTCCGACTACTGGGTCGGCTGTAATACCTGTGGCCGTTAAGTTGGATATACGTTCTATAGACGGCGTTCCGACTACTGGGTCGGCTGTAATACCGACAGCGCCTAGGGCGTGCTCTTGCGCGAGCGCGGGAGTGCCAAGTGCCGGGTTAACAACAATACTAACAGCTTCAAGACTATCTTCTCCTTCTGCACCCAAAACTGGCGTACCAAGTGTCGGGTTAACAATAATACCTGTAGCAGTTAATACATGAATATGCGTTATAGTCGGGGTTCCGAGGACCGGATTAGCAGTAATATCGACGGGGTTTAGGTTGGAAATTCGACCTATAGTCGGCGTTCCAAGCACCGGGTTAGCTGTGATACCCGTAGCCGTTAAGAGGTGTTTTTGCCCTATTGAGGGCGTGTCTAAGACCGGATTAGCTGTGATACTGACAGCAGTAAGATCGTTGTCACCATCACTCTCCGCCTCAATCGCCAGAACGAAGAACGGGTGATTATCTACTACATCAACTGCCGAATAGTTCAATGTAAACCCACTGGCGTCAAACGATCCTGCTCCCGCTGGCCCTGTGCCAACAATGTCCTGAGCCGTACCACCTATATGCGGTTGAACATTAGCAAAAACGTCATCAGATAACGACTGAGTATTCATTGTGTCAGCGGCATCTTCGGACGTAACGACGTTGCTATACTCGGCAGTTGGCGTTGCTATTCCAATCCCTGCTGAATAGATAGATTCAACGTCATTTGAAGGAGTCGCTCCACCTTGGAAACCGGAACTAGAATAATTTAACCCGCCGATAAGGGCTTGCGGTGTAAATCCTGGGCCAGTTTCCACATCGTCCCCTGTGCTAATAGGAGTCGAAATGTCACCAAGCCAAACATCTACCGCACCACCGAATCCGATAGCAAGATACGGCGAATCGCCACCACCATTTCTTATACACCGAACAGTAAATCCGTCTGCGTCATAAGTATCCACATAATGACCGCCATAGACGTTTCCTTGAAAAAGGTTTTCTTGAATACTATCGTTGATCGCGAGAACAGCATTTTCGCTAGTCAGTGCGCTATTTGCACCAGAGAGGTTGAGAGAAAAGTTTGTATCAGCGCCATCATTGGCGGCAATTCCAAAACTGAGGGCAAAGTTGGTGTTCACCTCGTCGTTTATGGCTGATCTAGTACTAGCGAAAATCACAAAAGCTGGCTCAAATCCAGGAGCCGTTACATCCGTATTTACCCCCGTTGTTGCTGGTAGTGACACAGTATCAGCATGGGCAACCACGTCAGAACCCGCAAAGAAGATGACGGTCAGTAGATAGCCGCTAGAAGGGTTAGTCGAACCCCAATCTATAACCATCCCATTTGTTACCCAAGAATCGAAGTCGGCCTCAAATTCAACAGTGCCTCCACCACCAGAGGCCACCATCATTACAACTTCGTCTTCGGTCATTCTCCTAACCGATAAGGCTGTAGCTACGCCATGATCGTCATTAGAACTAATTGCCCATCGCTCAGTTGCACTAACAACAGCACCTATCGATATTCTAGCGTGATCTGCTGCTGTTCCGTCAGCGGTTGCATTCGTGCATATCAGCAGAGCGGCGGTAGGTGTCAGACCACCAAGATCAGTTGTGGTAATGGTTTGGAGTCCAGTAGTCGTTTTGCAAGCAACTCTGGTTGTGGCTACTTTAACACCAGCAGGACTCCCGCCCTCTTCTGCTGCTGTAGGAACTCCAAGAACTGGATCAGCTGTAATAGCTGTCGCCGTTAAATTAGAGATACGAGTAAGAGTGGGTGTGCCTACAACTGGATTAGCTGTGATACCGACGGCGACAAGGTCGTCAGTTGCTGAGGCCGCCTTGAATGCCACCACAGCCGAATACCACATAGCGATGCCATCCATTTCACCAGTATAAGCATCTGTAAGTGTAGACGTGGCAATTATCTCACTCACCGATATCGGAGTATAACTACCCTGGTCTTCTTCCTTAAAGATTAGAACCCAGGGAGAATCTTCTGTTAATGTGCGGGTGGCGGAGTCCTGGCCCATTACACCAATTAATACAGTATCTGCCTGTGTTGTTGTTACGTCTCCACTGTCCCAGCTTGCACTGTTCGCGATTGCTTCGTTACTCTGATCAATCGGTGCTGTTGTATTTACATTACTATACTCAATTAAAACAACCAGCAAGAAGCACGTCTGATCTTCAGTATCATTAATTGTAAGAGTTGTGACCCCGGCGGCCGCGTTTTTCGCATACCAAATACCAGCCATCGATGAGCCGTTAGAGTACCCCTCTTCTGCAGCTTGCCAGGTATTTCCTTTATCGTCAGATATAGTAATCGCGTTTGTACTGGAATTTAAGTACCCGCTAAAACACACAACCAAAAGCGACCCTTCGGTTACGGCCTCATCAAATGCCACAGTATCAGGTAAATCACCGCTAAACCAATGGTCTTTGTTCTGCTCTCTTACTGGGGAATTTGCCGATCCAGAACTCAGGGTAGGCGTTCCTACAACCGGATCAGCTGTGATACCCGTCGCCGTTAAGACGTGAATATGAGTTATAGTCGGCGTACCTAGTACCGGAGTAGCTAGGATTCCCACAGATGTCAAGATAAATATAAGAAGAAGAACTGGTATTCCTACAACCGGATTAGCAGTAATGCCAGCCGCTGTAAGGACATGTTCTTGACCAATAGCTGGCGTTCCTACAACCGGATTAGCGGTGATGCCGACAGCCGTTAAGTCATCTGACCCGGCTACATAATCAATATCTAAGGATATGTTATCGTCGTAAAATGTTTGTGCCGCAGCTGGGTTATTACCAAGATCGGAAGTATTGTACAGACGTATTCTAATGCTAGTATTACTAGCCTGATACGAGGCGCCAATTGCTTGATAGGCTTGATTACCTATCGAGGTCCAGCTTCCTTCTACGCCCGTGGGAGATCTTCCGGCCCATAAAGTAGCTATGAGAACGTCTCCCGCAGAGTTATAAATAGAATATGGACCAATGGTGGCGGCGTCACCAACATTCCATTCTGTACACTGATTATCCCCGTTATTTATTCTTACCTGGTCTATTGTGGTTCCAGGAGTTATACCTAAATCTTCCCAGGTTCCGGTCCACTCCCAGTATGACGTTCCTGCTTTGTTTCTGCCTACGTTTCGCGATTTTAACGAACCCGAAGGATTACCATAAGTACCATCATAAGACATGGTCATTGAAGTGCCAAAGGGTACTCCGGTGAATCCCTCAAGAGTCGTGGCAAAGGGAAATGTTTTATTGAGGGTGGCCATGTCCCAGACTCCTTATAATTATGTTCTAGTTAAAAATTTTCTACCAACATTACCTATGTCGCCAGCGGCCCAGCCTACAAGAAACGCGGCTTGAAAGGCCAAACTAGATATGCCTTCCAAATCGGGAATTATTACGGGCAACATAAGCACTATAATCACAAAACTAATTATCTGGGGCCACACATACTTCATGTCCCATGTTAAACTAGGATTCTCTCTCCGTTCAATCAAGAACGGGACAAGAATACGAGCAAATATACCAGTAACCAATAAGACCCACGGCCATACTTGTGACATTTCCATTTCATTCTCCTTCTAATCTATAACCGGCGACTCGACGAGTATCTCCCCATCCATCTGTAAATGCTACTTTTGCCCGCACCAAAATTCCCCGATCACAAAGATCGTTAAGAATTTCTCTCATTCGCGTTCTGCTAATATTATGTTTTTTAGCTTCTACTGGTACGGACGTTTCTCCTTGTAGAAAGCCTTCGTTTGGAAGAACCAACGCGTCAGTTATTGCTTTACGTATTTCATCTTCTGTTATGTCGTTCATGATGATCTAACCCTTACCGGTGGGGAAGGTCTAGGGAAAAACCGAACCACATCTAAATCATAAGTTTTATCTGGCCAACACACAAATATAAGACCTCCTATATCGGCAACTGCGCCAGGATTATTCTTATTAACATATCCAGTAATAAGTTGCCAGGCGGGCATGCCAATAACTCTAATTCGTCTAAAATTCTCACCAGAGTCTATATACTGATGAAAATGGGCTCTAATTACAACGTTTGGAATTTTTTTAAAGTTTTCATAGGCATCTATAATAGCTCCAACTGCTATTTTACCGACTGAATTTGTCTTGGTCCAGGGTAAACGTCCAATTGAACCGTGGTGTGCAATATCAAATATGGTGCCGTTGACATCCAACATTAGTTGCCAACGGGTAAAATTCTCACCGTCTTTGACTGTATTAGTCCAATTCTCGGCTACTTTTTCCTCTAATCTTGCTTGTTCTCCAACGTGCGCGGGCGTACCGCGAAGGAAATATGCTTGGTCCGCGTCTTGCAATAACGGATTCAATACCGCTTCTGCTATGCGCATTTGGGTTGTTTCGTTGCTTGAAACAACCTGTGCTGTTCGATGATGGTTTCCTTCTATCACATCACCATCAAGAACCGCAATGTATTTAGTATCGTAATCGGCCGCGAGTGATTTAACTTTTGAAATATAAAACAGCCAGTTGCGCCACATCCATTTCTGAGCTGGGCTTGGGCGATGCTGATCCCCATCGTCTAGAGTAATAGAAGATGGAAAGAGGCCCACAGTTGAGCCGGCATGTTGGTCACTACTGACTGCTAGGATAATCGGTTTATCTTTTTTAGACATGTTTAGTCTGCTCCTGATTTTTAATACAAGTAATCACGTGGATCTACAACATCGGGAACTACGAAACCCTCCATACCATAACCGATGTGTTGTACAGTTAAATGTAAGTGGGGTCCAGTGGATCCTCCAGTATTACCTGCAAAACCGATTAGCTCACCTTTAAAGACAATATCTCCTACCGCACTTAACATGTCATCTAGATGAGCATACCAGACTATAATACCATCATGGTGTTCTATAACAATGTGATTACCATATAAAGAAGGACCCAAGCCGTCTCTACGCTGATTACTAGCCCAGAGAACACATCCATCCTGACAAGCCCGGACTCTATCGCCTATTTGGGCCTCAAAATCTAACCCTTCGTGTTTATCGTCACGCTCGCCATCACCATCATAGTCTCTCGGGGCATTTAAAATAGCCCAAGAAGCAAAGTAGGTTTGTTTTTCTCCATATAATGGCCACCCAAGCGTGGGTTCCTCTCTTCAAGGATTTTCATAATAGTATATCTCCTGTCCTGGCGTCCAAACATACACACGCCGAGGAAAGGTACCGCTCAACGACTCTGCTGCCTGCACAGTCTTGTTCACCGTGAAGTCGATAAGCTGTGCTTCTGAGGTTACGATCTGATAATCCGTCCGATCTATGCGATTATCCTGCTTAATCCTTTGTTGAATTCCCGCAAGGGCGTTCAATCTAATACCATTTTGACCAGTTCTCTGCATTTCAGTAGTGAGGTTCCAAGCGGCTTCTTCAAACTCATCTACTATTGGTGGTAATGGAGGCAGCGGACCAGTTTGTCCACTATAGTTAATTACATGATCAGTTATACGACCAAGAAGAGGAAAGTCAACTAAGAAGTTCTCCCAACCAATTCCGTTGCCACTAGTAAACAATGTAGCACCTATTAAACGACCCTCTTCTGCTGCCCTAGAACTCCCAAATAGTTCCTCCATAGTCACAAGATCACTCATATAACCGTCTATATCTCCATCCCAAACGGTATACATCTTCCAACCGTCATTAGGTTTTTGCCAGTATCCATCTGGCCCGGCCCCAATAGGACCGCTTTCGCCCAAGATGTAGTTAACTCTAATCCCTCTATCTACTAGATACTCGTCGAGGGTATCCGACCATCTCATTTGATAGTCGCGCGCGTGTCCAGGAGAACCTACGTAACTATGTTTATTGACAACACTCCAATAGTTATGGTAACCGAATGCTCCTCCGGCCGCCTCGCAATCTCTGGCTAAGTCAATCAGAACTGCATACTCGTCGTGGTCAATGTTTCCTGGTGGAGCATTATACACCACCGGTCTCGTAGCTGGGCAGTGTACTTTAAGTCGGCGAATGAACGCTCTGTCAAATGCAACGGCCTTTTGTTGCGCAAGTAAGTCTCTTGATGGATAGGTTTCGTTTAAAGATTCAACATAATCAATGTTTCCATGTTGATTTACAGAATCCTTAAACATTGCGATGTACTGGTCGGCGGCCGCATCCGCCTCCATAGGCGAGACGAGTGCTCTGTCCAGGAAAGGCTGCTGATGAGCCCAGTAATGTCTAAAAACGGTTACTGTCGCTGGTGATACATGTTTTACAACTATTCCCGCTTCGACCCAAAAGAACTTAGCCAATCTGTATGGTTTTCCTTCCTCGGCTGCGTAAAGTAACTCACTATCCCATTCATTTATTGGTGTTTGTAGGTGTAAACCAAAGTAACTCATTTGAAAATCTCCGGATTCCTTTGTATAGCTACATAAGCATCCATTGCAGCACTTACTGGATCTATCTTGTGCTCGTATCGACGCTTAAATAGTTTTATGTTACCATTTGTGTCTTGCATAACCATAGCATTACCCATCGCATAACTAAAGATCTCTTGATCGAACAAAAGCATCCTATCTTCAGAGAGTTTCTTAAGTTCTCCGAGAGGAACCGACTCTGTTCTAACACCCTGTTTAACTACCTCAACCCCAAAGGGTCCGTAATTTTGAGTCCAGAGCTTAACAAAGACCTCGGAATTATAGGGATCGTATCCCATGGCCATAACCTCGAATCTTCTTTTCTCTATCTCCTCATCCAAGACATAATACACCTCATCTATCTCTAATACACTCCCCTCCATAACGATAAGGGAACCTTCTGCTATGAATTGATCGTATTTAAATCGAGCAGCTGCAGGTAAAAGTCTATAAGTCCTATCTGAGATAAAATTTATAGACAAAACCCCGAACGGTCCCTCATGAAATGGAAACATAAAGGTAAATGAACAGAAATCATCCCCTTGAGATAGGTCCGCGCCTACGGCGCACTCCATGTCAGCAAAGGATCCCACGTTCTCGTGTGGAATAGTTTCCTCATATGTAAAGAAATATGTATAACCTTCCATAGGTAATCCGAACCGTTTAGCAAGGATGTCATTCCTGGTAGACGGTGCGTTCTCGGCCCTAAGTACATCCTTATGGTATGCCTCATAGGACACGGTAATACCAATGTTTGGCTGCGCCTTAATCCACATAGCGGGGTCTCCAACCTCACTTACATCGTCTATTTTATAGTAGAATATGGATGTGTGTGGATCTATGTATTCTCCATTAAGAATCTTCTTCAGTTCAAGCTTAACCTCGTCTCCAGAGCCATTACGAACAGTACCTTCTGAACTTACGGCCACAATAATGTAGTCTTCTAACTTAGAAGCCCCCTGTTCAACGGCGCCGACGACGTCTTCACGAATATCGCCCGACAACCACTCATCCAATGTTGAGATCTTTGGTCTTAACCCTTGTAGTTTATCAATTGTCATAGGACGAATTTCTAAAAGTGAATTAGTAATGAATGATTCAATACCCCTTTTGGTAGCAGCAAGTTGCGTATTATAGTTAGAACGACTTGAATTAAGTCCCTTCATTTCCGTCGTTAAGAAATTGAGAAGTGGGCCGGGTCGACGAATCATAGCCGTCCGTATTGGGCCTAAGACCTCTTCTGCCTGCTTCATGGTTGGCGCCGTTGCAATCTGATGCGTTGTTTCACCGCTAACGACCAGAAAATATGCCTGTATAAAGGCGGCATACATCGATTTAGCTCCACCACGAGCCACTATTAAATACTGCTTATTAACCAAACGTTTCAAATATATCTGTTCCTCGAAGTCCTTGGTTTCCTCGTTATAGACATTTCTTTTAGACCAATAATACCAACCTAACAATTGCTCTACCCATAGTCTAAACGAATCCAGGACATTTAACGACGATCCGTCGGTCTTTGTGAGTTCGTTCTCGCAAAACCGTATAAAGGCCTCCGTTGGAGCCGGATCATAGTAATATCTGGGATCCTCTATAAGACGATCTATTCGATTCATCTCTAAGGAGATCTCTCGGCAAATGGGGAGTTCGCCCGCAAGTACCTTCTGTCTGAATTCTGCATAATATACGGGGGTCGCACTGTTAGATGGGTATTCGGCCATAGATTAAGCCCCTGTTCCAGGAAGACGTAGTCTAGTCCCGGCCGAGTTAATTATCGCAGGAAAAACCGTATTTCCTAAAAAGGTCGTCATTGCTTTTGAGCCGGAATTAACCAAAATACTCCCAACCTTTTTAGACCCCCTAGATATGGCGCCGGGCGGGTTTTGTTTTGCCACAAGATCGCGGTAATTTTTCTCCATGTTTAATCTGTTAAGACGAGTTTTCAGTTCTGCATCTGATAGCGCGCGAGCGGCTTTTTTTCCACCCTTATACGTCTTTGTGGATGGCGCTGCTCGGCCGGTATCGGATCCTTTCTTAAGACCTATGGTGTTTCTATTTTGCTGTCCTTTAGTGGGCTTTCTTTCCGAACTTGAAGGACGCTTTCGGACCCCCCACTTCATTCCTCTAACTCCATAATGTTCGATTATCTCTTCTATGCTATCAATAGACATCAGACATTCTCCTCTACTTCGTGTGCTAAACGTCCTTCAAGTTCAATTACGAACTTGTCGAAGGTTTTCGCTATTGTTTCACTGGCTGTCGGGTCGAATGCCTGACGCGCCTTTAGTAAAATATAGTGCTTAGTAAGACCACCAACAGTATCATCAGTAAACGCTGGCCAACTTGTGGTTTCATCAATGTCAATACCCAACTCGGTAACACCCAACTGCACAAGGTTCACTTTTATAGAGTTCAGGAATATAAGAAGCTCTAAGTTGAATCCCAGATTATCGGGCATAACACCTAAACTAACTTTAATGTCTTCTAAGATAGTGTCTGCCATAAGGTTGTGTCTCCTAGTTTACGATCTGATACAATTTCTAAAGGTTTCGATCCGAAATGGATCGCTTGATGGGTTTGATAGGAAGTAGTTATAAGAAAGTCCGGGTCTAGCGCATCCTCTGAATGATACAACAAATCTTTAGGAGTTAGTGGATTCATATGATGGACTAAGACCCTTCCTATTATCTCACGACCAGGGATACCTAGATCAAAACCTAGATCCCTAGCTATAACACTTCTTCTAACTATCTTCCAGGCTCTAGAATTATAAAAACTCTGGTTGAGTAGTCGTAGTTGATCAAAAGTAATCTCGGAAGGCAAACTTTCAGTTCTCAAAAAGTCTAACCGGTCTTCAAATGTAAGAAGAAGTATCAAATCAGAATACTGAATCATCGGCTTCCCCCGGAGGTGTGTATGTATAACTCTTAAGAGCGGCGATGACTTCTTGAACAGTCTCTTGAAGATCTTGGGCTCTTCTCTCTGATATAATTTTCTCTTCAAGAAGTTGATTCTCAAGAGTTAACTTCTTAAGTTCTATCTTTGCCCGTTGTGAGCCAAGCCTAAGGAAATGTGTTATGACCTGAGAAGAAGCGGTTTGATCCTCTAATTCCTTTTGGGCCTGACTAAAGGCCAGAGAAATTAATTTACTCTCTTGGTCTTCATCGTTTATCGCAGGAGTA